ACGTCGGCAAGGCCTCCAAATACCGCTCCAGCTGCAACGCCCATCAGTTCAACCTCTTCTCAAGCCCGTGCTCGACAGTCTTGTACTTCTCGAACCGGAGCACAAGATCCAGAGCCGGGTGGCCTACTTTAACATTAACATGGACCACATTGATACCGCGAGCCTTCAGATCCTGCTCCCAGAACTTGACCAGATTTCGGCCAACGCGACCGTCTCGATAGTCAGGATCGACGAACACGATGTCGTTGGCGGCCCAGCTGTGGCCCTTGTAGTGGATGTGCTTGCGCATGATGAAAACCGCGTAGCCGACCAGTTTGTTGTTTTCGGTGCGCACGGTGTAAATCGACAGCATCCCGATCCGCTCAAGGTTCTCATAAGCGACCCAATCTGGATCGAGCGGTATGTCCTGCCACACGGCAATTTCGCGCCAGTGTGCGGCAATCAGGTCGCCGCACTCTTCCCTCACATCAGCTAAGGTTTCCACGGCGAATTTGAGCATCTATATCCCCAAAAGTTGCTCTGCGTTTTGATGTTCTTGGTAGTTCAGGTTGATCCACGAATCGAGCTGCTTTGGATCGTTGATGTCCACATCCAACAGATCGGACGACTGCGATTTTAAAATCCCGTTCATGTCGGTGTGCAACGACGCATTGTCCTGCAAGAACTGTTGCAGGCTGTCCGGGTTGATCGGGTCAATCGCGTAATCAGTCAGATCGACGCCGTATTTCTTCTTGATCGCCGCGCGGATCCTGTCGTGGCTGTCGCGATGATCGTAGGAAAACTGACGCCATTCGGCGTCAGTCTTTGGCACGTTCAGCAGAGCCGCAAGCATCACTCACCGGTGCGGTTTGAACGTCCGGCAGGGCGTGTGGCGTCAGGTGCGACCTGCGGCACGTCGTAGTTGCTGAAATAATCCTTGTTCCAGCCGGTGCCTTCCCAATGCGCGGTGCCGTTGGGGGTCTGGGCGGTGAAGCCCTTGGGGTTTTCACCCTTCTGGATCAGCTTTTCGAAGTTTAGCTTGCGTAGGGGTTGGTTCTTCATGTCGTGCTCCTATCAGTACGAGGCCACCACGTCGGAGTAGCCCATGAGTATGTGTCCCAACGTGAAGTCCGGGCTCGCGGTTAAGAACCGCAACCCCGCCATCACGAAACCCACGCCTTCGAGCGAAGAGCCCCAGAAACCATAATACGGATACGGCGACTGGAAGTCCGGTTGAACAAGCGACACGTTATATGTACCACTTTGAAGGCTGGGCTGGAAGGCGTTTTGTAAGGCGATGCCCGACACCGACAACAAGAGCTGGCCGGAGATGCCTGCGAGCGTCGAGCTGTTGTCCGTCGCTTGCAGATAAACGGCGAGCGCCTGCTTCTGCACGAACATCTTGTCGGCGCCGTAGATCTTCGTGTCGAGGCGCTTCACCAAGTTGGTGGAGGGCGTGAAGAACAGCGGATACAAGCCCGTGCCGTCCGTGCCCCAACCGTTGTAAACGCTGCCGACCTTCTGGGTGCCGATGAAGGTCAGGTTTCCGGTCTGGCTGGCGATGGTCCACTCTTTTTCGTTGTACAAGAGCATGACATTGCGCGGCGTGCCCAGATCAGGGTCGATAACTGTCAAATAATTGACGTAGTATTTGATGTTGTAGATCGTGACCGTCGCCGACGAGGGGGTGATGCCGCCGGTGCCCGGATACAGGGCGTTCGTGAACAGCTGCGTCAGTTTGGTCGAAATGTTAGCCATCGAGCCGCCAAACACCGCGTAAACACCCATCTCGTTCGACACGACAAGCGATTTGCCGAACTCCTGCACGGAGTCGCGGAAACTGGCGCCTGACTGCGGATCGACGTTCTGATAAGTGTACGACGTGACAAGCGGTGTGCCCGCCGTGCTGACGTTCGACACCACGGAGACCGAGCCGTTGCCGAAGAAGTACAGATACCCCGACGACTGGCGCACGTTGACGTAGTTCGTTTGCAGAAAGGCGTCGGTGTTGACGGAAGACCCGCCGCCGTCAGACGGCGCGAAATCGGAGATCGACCCCGGCGCGCTGAACGACCACAAGTTGCCGGGCGGCGTCGTGGAATAGGGTTGGGTCGCCGGATTGACGATCCAAACGCGCGACAGGTAGGTCTCCATCGCCGATCCAGAGATGCCGTAGGGCATGAGGGTCACGGTCGCGTAGGCGGCGCTGTTTGCTCCTGCGGAGATCTCCACTTCGGGAGCCGTGGTGTAATACTGGCCGCTCGACGACACGATAACGGATTGGATTGACGTGGCGTTGAGCAAGACCGTGCCGCCAGCGCCTGCGCCACCGCCGCCGGACAAAATAACCTGCACCGAGGTGGTGATGCCGCTGCCTGCATCGGTGATGGTGATCGAGCTGACCATATCTCCGTTCAGATTGGCGGTCGCCGTCGGCAAGGTCGCCCCGCTGCCGCCGCCGGTGAAGCTGACGGTCGGCGCGGACGTGTAACCCGACCCACCTGCGGTGACATTGATCGCAGCTATGGACGCGGGGCTTAAAACGACAGTGGCCGTTGCGCCAGAACCGCCACCGCCAACGATTGTGAGGAGCGGGGCGGACGTGAAACCGGTGCCTCCGTTGATCACGTTGATGGCGGCCACGCCGACAGGGGCCAGCACGGCCTGCGCCAAGGCGCCGGAGCCGGTTCCGCTGATCGTTGCGATAGGCGCCGTCGTGTAGCCAGTGCCGCCGTTGGTGATCACCACACCGGCGATCTTACCTTGTCCGGTGATGACCGCTGTGGCGGACGCGCCGGTGCCGGGACCGGAAAAAGCAATTGTGGGGGCGCTCGTGTAGCCCGTGCCGCCATCGGTGATGACGAGCGACGTGACTGCGCCGCCCGAAACGGTGGCCGTGGCCGCTGCACCGGTTCCGCCACCCCCGGAAAACGATACCGTTGGCGCGGTGGTGTAGCCGCTACCGCCGATGAGACTGGTCGTGCCCGTGACTTCGCCGGTGCTGATGATCACGGTGCCTGTCGCGCCAGAACCGCCACCGCCGCCAGAGAAAGCAATGGTTGCCGTCGTATAGCCGGAACCCGCCGCCGTGATCGACACGCCGCCAACCGATCCGCTGGACAATTCCGCTTGCAGAATTGCAGAGGTGTCCGAACCGCCGCCAGAGAACGCCAACTGCACGATGTCGCCGGGCAGATAGCCCGATCCGGGATTGGTGATGTTGACTTCAGCGATGCCGCCATTGTTCACGACGGAGCTGAAAGTCATTCCGCTGCCGTTGCCGCCAAAAGCGGTGATCGTGGGACTGCTGGAGTAGGAGAAGCCGATTGAGGTCAGCGTGACGCCTTGCGGCGCCGCCGTGCCTGCGCCGTACAGCAAGGTGCCGTCCCACGCCCAATAGTCGTTGGTCGTGTTGCGGTTGCAGATCAGCAGATAGGTCGAGCCCCATTGCCGCGCATAGGGCAGATCGCCCGTGCCGGAATCATAGAACGTTCCGGCGGGGCCGATTGTCGTGAGCGCCGCTGTCGCCAGATCGAGCTGGACCGCCGAGCCGTCAGACAGAAAAATGGCGCAATACTGCGTCACCGCCAGCGTGTAGAATTTGAAATAGACGATGGTCAAGCCGCTGGGCGCGTTGTAGCTTGACGGCCCTTTGTCCCACAACGTGCGAAGCTGGCCGTTGCCAAGACGGACGAAGTTCTCGACCCACGTAAATTCCTGATCTTCAATCGCGTGCGGCGCATCCTGCACGTTCATGCCCTTGAACGGGAACGGCGTGTGGATCTTGAAACCGGGCGGGAGACCGAGCGCCTGCCCTGCCTTGGCGGAGATGTCAGGATTGCTTGCCATGTTGTCCCTTCACGGCGGTGAACGCCGCCATCAAGGCGCCGACCTCGTTACCGGTCGATTCCATGACGCGCAGGTTTTGGTTCGTCGATCCGTTCTCGATGAACGTGTCGAGGATCAGCTTGAGTGTGGCGGTCCTGACCGGCGTCATTTCCTGCCGCAGGTCAAGCGCGCCCAACAAGACGCGCGCAAGCGAGATTGTGGACGCAACTTGATCGTGAACGCCAGCCATCGGATCGCCCTTTTATATGCTGGACCGATAATACGAGGGTGTCTTGCCCCGATCAACCGCCACGCGCGCGATGCCGAGGTTTTCCGCAAAGCGGTCTTCCATGACCTGTGCTTGCGCGAAACGCCCCGACGATTCGAAAGCAATGGCTGCGGCGCCGTATTTTAGAGCTTCCTGAAAACCTTGCGGAATGGCGTCGTAATCGGCGTCGGTCACGAGGTCGATGGGCGCCGCCGACACGTCAAGGTCGATTTCGCAATACTGCGAGGGCACCGGAAACATCCAGATTTCGGCGGTGGGTCCGTCGTTATAAACGGACCAGACGGCGGGGTAGGACATGTTCAGGACGGCGTAGGACCGGCAATAGGCCTGAAACTCATCCCATGGGAGCCAGTCCAAGGTTGGCTTGGTGGTGCCGCCCCAGTTCACGGCACAGGAGATGGCGTCGTAGATATACGCCGTGCCCGCATACTGCGCCTTGAGGAAGTTGTTGAAGAACCCGACGAAAGGATAACGCTCGACGCCGGGGATCGTCATGCACGCATTGGTCACGGCGCCGTAGGCCGTAGGCAGCGGGCCGTTCGGCGAATAGTTGATCGGATAGTTGTTGTTGTATTGCAGGGTGTTGAAGTCGTTGTTGTAGTCGGTGTTGAAGTCACCGTTGTTGCCGGGAAACGGCACCTGCGTGTTCGAGTTGGTGAACGCCCACGGCAGCGCGCCCGGCTGCATACCCGAAGGAATGGCGCTTCCCGCGACCGCTGATGCGCCGAACGCGGATTGCCCAGAGATCAGACGGCGGATGCACCCCGTCCGTTTGGCGGCATTTCTGCGCGCCGTGTTGACCCAGCGGGTCAGTTGGCTTTGCGAGATGAACGTGTAGTTCTGATCGTTCAACAGCGCCGAGGTGTCGTTCAAAAGCTGGCTAAGAGACATGCGAACCGTCCGAAAAAGTTAAAGCCCGTGCCCGCGTCACCGCAAGCACGGGCTTCATTGATCAGAGTCGCGCTATCAGACTTGCGTCAGATAGGTCGTATCGCTCTGGCCGCCCATCGTGAAGGTCACAACGGGGGCGGTTGTCACGACCGAAGCGGTCGCGATAACAAGCGGGGTCGGAGACGAAGTGTAGACGCCACCATCGTTGATGATCTGGCCGGTGGCGGTGATGCCGCCGCTGGAGATCGGAGCCTTGATGTTGGCGTTGCGCGTGCGCACCAGACCCGACTGGGTGTAGGGGTTGGTATACGCCGCCGCAGTGGTCGGGAAAGCGTCTTCCGCGCTGATCTGAGCCACAGAACCCGAAAGACCGGCGCCAGCCGTGCCCGCCGCGTAAGCAGTGATCGACCAGCACATGATCGCCGTCGCCGCCGCGCTGGCGCCGCCGCCACCACCGAAGGACAGGGTGGGAACAGCCGTCAGGCCGCCCTGACCATGATCAACGCAAAGGACCGCAGTGACCGTGCCCGAACCCGTGAGGGTGGCGGTGGCCGCAGCGTTGTAACCCTGCGTCACGCCATTCACGCCTTCGCGGGGATCGTTGATGAACACAACGGTCGGGGCAGAGGCGTAACCGGCGCCCTGATTGGTCACGGTCACCGAGGCCACGGCGCTGCCGCTCAAGGTGGCGTAGCCGGTGGCCTGAACACCGCCCGCCGGGGGAGCAGCGAACTGCACAATCGGGGGATAGGTGTAGTTGGTGCCGCCGTTGGTCACGGTGACGGTGGTGTTGACCGCACCGCCGACAATCGCGCGCCAGATCGAGCTGCCAGCCGAGGCAGTGACCGTCGGAGCGGAGGTGTAGCCCGAACCAGCGTTGGTCAGGAGCGCACCCACGACCGCGCCGGTCTGGTTGGCGAGGCGATAGTTCACGCCATCGGAGTAGATGTAGCGAACGCCGCCCTGATGGTCGCCGTTGCCAATGTTGCGCCAGATACCCGTGATCGGGTCGTACTGCTGCACAGTGGTGTAGAGGCCGGTGTTGACCATGTACCAGCCAGCCGGGGAGATCGTCTGGACCTGACCGGACTGGAGGTTGATGACGTTAGTGGCAACGCCCTTCAGAGAAGGAAGTACGCCGGAACCAGAAAAAAGACCCATAGGAAGCTCCTATCAGAGGACTGCGGGCGACGTGCCCGGAACGTTGGGCCACGCGGCGCCGGTGATGCCGGTGATCTGAGCGCCGGACGAGGGCTTCGCGCAGACGAGATCGGCTGCCGAGATCAGAACACCAATGTCGGAGATCTGCCCGACCGGGATCTGGCTTTCGAAACCAGAGAAGGTCATGGGGGCGTATTCAGACATGTAGAGGCCGGTGTAGCGCGAGTTCACCACGATGCAGGTGCCAAGAGGGCAGAAGGGATCGGGGAAGATCGGCGTGTCGAGGACGCGAATGGCGCGGAAGCCCGCGTTCACGGCGTCGTCCTTCTCGTAGATCGAGCGCGGCTTGGTGGTGAACATCTCAAGCGACATGAAGTCGGACATGAGTTCCGCCCAGTTGGCGGGGTTCATCACGGCGTAATCCGGGGCTTCACCGCCAGCACCAGACTGGATGCGGGTGAGAAGCTGGGCCATGCCGACACGAGTGGTCGCCGCAGCGCCCGTGTTCGTGATCAGCTGGCCGGACCAGAACGAGCCGGGGGTGCGCGAGATGCCGCCGTAGGACGGGACGTTCGTGCCGTCGTCATAGGCTTGCGTCAGCGAGTCCCACACCTGCGTGTTGGCGTAGTTGTTGGAATACAGCGCCTGCGCGTAGGCCTGCTTGATCACGACCGCCGCATCCGACATCACTGCGCGGAGCTTGGGGATGACCACTTCCGAGGACTGGATGATCGCTTCCATCCCGAAGAAGCCGACCGGAACCATGCCGAGCTTGAGCGAGAACTGAGCGTTCTGGATCGCGGCCTGATCGGTGGGCATCGGGAAGTCGCCAGCGAACGAGCCCCAGTTGAAGGAGACGAAAGACGACCCCTGCACCGGAACCGTGATCTGGCTGACACCGCCGCGCGCAGCCTTGGCGTTCGACATGAACAGGCTGAGGAGGGGGTGGGACTGATAGATCTGCACGTAGACGGAAGGCAAGAAAGCGCGCCGTGTGAGGGCGGCGAGCTGGGCGCCAAGCGCGCCGGACGGGGTAATACCGCTTCCGGTCAGCGTGGCTACTGGTGAGGTAGGTAGAGCCATGGGTTACGTCCTTTAGTTACGCCGCGCGACCGAGGGTATCGCGAACATATTTGTCGGGGTCGCTGACAAATTCGGAGAGCTGTGAATCCATGTAGGCCATTGGGTCACGATGGAGTTCAACCAGTGCATCGTTGCGGTTCTTAGACCCGAAGAGATCGAGATCCTGCGGAGCCCAAGTGGGACCGGCAACCTTTGCTGGCGGGGCCTTGCTGGCGACATAAGCCGCAGCGGCCTCTGCGTCCGAATAGTTGCCCGTGCTCTTCATGCGGTCGATCATCTGATTGAAGCCTTCTTCAGTCAGATTATATTCGCGCCGAGCCTTTTCGAGCTGTTCTTCGAGCTTGACCTTGACGCGCTCATCTTCATTCGCGCGCTTCTCCTCAAGACGCTCTTCGAGAAGCTTTTCATACTTCTCTTCCATCGCCTTGAGCTTGTTGAGGTGGGGTTCGATGATCGGCGACATCATGTCGTCGGTCGTCTTGACGTCATTCCACTTGGCCTTCGCGGCCTGCTGGATCTTCTTGCCGACTTCGCCATCATTCCAGAGCGCGTCGATCAGCTCTTTCGAGCGATGCAGGGCAATCTGTTCAGGGGTCATGGTCATGGCTTATTTCCGACCCTTGGGGGCAGTGGAACCATTCTTGCCAGCGCCGCGCGAAGCGTCTTCGCCAACGTGCTCAAGGCTCTTGATGTGGTTGGTGCCGTCGGTGGGCATACCAGACTTGCGCGCGCCGATCCCCATCGTGGGGAACTCGACGTAGTGCATGATGCTGTTGTCTTCCTTGACGTCATTCACGTAAGGGGTAGGAACTTTTCCCTGTGCCATGATATTCTCCTATGCGCCCATCGGCGGTGTTGGTGGGGGCGGGGCGCCTGCTCCGCCCGGCATCATGCCAGCCATGTTCGGCTGCGTTTTGGCGGCACGCGCCAATTCCATAAGCTGCTGGATCGCGCCCATCTGGTCGCCGCCTCCGCCGCCTTCTTTTTCGAGATGCTTGCCAATGTCGGCGACAGCCTTCAACACCGATTGGTGGAGGGCCGAACCCATCGGCAGCTGGGGAAGCGCTTTTTGAAGCGCTTCAAGACCCGTTTTGAGAGCGGCTACGCCTTGCTGCCCAGAGCCAGCCATCGGGCCGGGCATAGTAGCCGGACCTGCGCCGCCCATCGGGGGCATAGCGCCGGGAAGTCCCGGACCAGCAGGGCCACCGGGACCGGCAGGGCCACCGGGCATTGGCATGGGCGGTAAAGCCATAATCTACACTCTCTGAATTAGAGTAGTTCAGCGGCAGGTGCGGCGTTTGGTGCGAGCGGCCATTTTATCACTCCTAGAAAAGGTGAAAAACGGAGGCCTCACGGCCCCCGTTTTTCGAAGCTGCAATTACTTGCGGCCCTTGCGGTGCATCTTACGGCCACGCTTGTCGATGGAGATCTCGAAGGGAAGAGCGTTCATGTTAAACTCCTATTGCTGGGGACGTTGAGAGAGCTTACCATCCCAACACACACAGCTTACGGTGGCTGAAGAAGTTGTGTCAAGGCATAAACGGGAAAAGTCGTGCTTTATCAAAACGATAGGATGGGATGACATGCACATACCTTCACGCGATCTTGAAGGGTTCGCCCGAAATCTCGCAAATATCTGCATGTCCTCACGGCAGGCGCGGCAGAACAGAGGCGCGTTTTTTGACGCTTACGCCACCGCCGGATCGGCGGATGCAGCGGCGCCCGCGATGTTCAACAAGACCTACGCGGCGCTGGACGATCTGGAATCGTTGCTGTTCTCGCCGGTGTCGTTGCGCTTCGCCATCACCGATCCCGATCTGCCGAACATCGTGAACGAATCCAAGGGGCGCGTCGCGGCGGCACGGATCAGAAAGATCTGTCGCCAGACGGACTCCGACAACCTGATCTCGCAGGCGGTCGGCATTGGCCTGCGCAAGGGCCTTGGCCTCCTCAAGTCCGGCGTCGTGAACAAAGAGTTCTCGTGCCATCTCGTGCAACCGGAAAACTTCGGTGTGCTGCACGAAAACCACTGCCGTCTCGATGCGGACATGGAAGCGTTCTCGCACCGCATGTTGATCACGCCTGCGCAGTTCCGCAACCTGATCAAGGGTCGCCCTGACGAAGCCGAGCTGAAAGAGCGCGCCAAGAACCACATGCAGGGCCGCAGCGGCGGGATGCAGGATGCGTCGGGCTCCGCCATGAACATCGTCACCGGCGGGCTCTATCCGTTTCAGGCGGGCGGCAGCGGCATTCCAAGCCAGAACCGAGGCATCGTGGATTGGATGTCGCAACCCAAGCCCAACATCGACCCGTCGGTCGAAGCCTCGATGCTGGAGATGGACGAGCTTTGGGTCTGGGATGA